GCAGAAGATGGAAATGTTAAATGGCAGACCCTAAAAAAGGCACAGGCAAAAAACCAAAAGGTTCAGGAAGAAGACTCTACACAGACGAAAATCCTAGAGATACAGTTAAAATAAAATTTGCAACACCAGCAGACGCAAGAGCGACTGTTGCAAAAGTCAAACGTGTAAACAAACCGTTTGCAAGAAAAATACAAATACTAACAGTTATGGAGCAAAGGGCTAAAGTTATGGGTAAAAGTCAAGTTGCTTCAATTGCTAAGAAAGGAAAAGATGCAATTAGAAAACGTCATAACAAGACTGCTTAGGTTTATAGATACCAGAGTAGATGCTTTATCAATATCAGTCACATCCGGTAGTGTTGACAATATGGAAAAGTATAGATATATAATAGGACAAATAAATGGCCTAGAGGCCGTCAGACAGGAACTCTCTAACCTGCTAGAAGATAAGGAGCAAAATGAAAAAGGAACAGTCATCGATATTAACACCAAACAATGATTTAATTGGTGTAAAAAAATCAAAAACAGAAGAACCAAAATTACCAAAACCAACAGGTTGGCGACTTTTAGTTTTACCTTTTAAGATGAAAGAAAAAACTAAAGGTGGATTAGTATTAGCTGAAACTAC